TCTGCATCGTTGACCGCGCGCTGCGCCGGTCGGCGATTGCCGATGATGTCCGGGACCTGCTGACCAGCCACCCGGTGGCCCGCAAGGGCGCGCAACTGGACCAGCTGGCGGCACTGACCCCCGCGGATCAGCGGCGGGTGACGAACGCGCTGCTGGATGCGGCAGACCCGGCGCGCAACGTGACCGAGGCCGCGCAGCGCATGGGCCTGTTGCCCCGGGCGGCGCCGGCCGATGCGGATGAGCAGAGCGCGCAAAGCCTGGCGCGGGTCTGGCACCTGGCCAGCGACAAGGCGCGCGCCCGCTTCCTGGCGGCGATCGGCGCCGAGCTGGTGGCGGCATGAGACACGCCCGCGCGATTGCCGAAGTGGTCGGTGCCGCCGCCGTGTTCGCCGGCACCGCCTACGCCCTGATGTTCATCGCTTTCGTGCTTGGGGCCTGAAACATGGCGCCGCGCGCCCCCGCCCCCGGCCAGATGGACCTGCTGTCCTGGCAGCCGCCACGCCCTGTTGCGGCGTTCACGCCGGAACAGGTGCGGGCGGTCAGCGTGGGGCAGCGGCTGTCCCGGGCGGTGGCGCAGACGCTGCGGGACACCAAGCTGACGCGGTCCGAAATCGCCAGCGCCATGGCCGAGTACCTGGGCGAGTGGGTGCCGGTCAGCGCGCTGGACGCCTACAGCAGCCAAGCGAAAGAGGGCTACAAAATCCCCGCCTGCCGGCTGATGGCGCTGGTCCACGTGACCAATGACGCGCGGCTGCTGCAGCTGCTGGCCGACGATTTCGGCCTGGCGGTGATCGAGCGGCGCTACCTGCCGCTGATAGAGCTGGCGGCGGTGCGGGAGCATGAAGACGAAATCCGCCGTCGCGCCGATACACTGCGGCGGCAGGCGAAATCCGGGGGGCTGCTGTGACCCGGTTCGCCCGCGAATGGTTTTCCGCGCCCGAGCTGGCGGCCGAAGCGTTGCCCGGCATGCCGACTTCCGAACGCGGGTGGACCCTGCGGGCGCAGCGTGACGGCTGGATTGCCGCCGACCGCGAAGGCACCGGCTGGCGGCCCCGGAAGGGGCGTGGCGGCGGGCTGGAATTTCATGTCTCGAACCTGACCGAGGACCAGCAGGCCGCGCTGGCCATGCGGTTCCCGGCCGAAGCGGCCGGCGCGCCGACCCGGTTGGCAGACCTGCCCGCGACAGCGCCGAAGCGCGCGCTGCTGGCGGCGGAGCGCTGGGAATGGTTTGACCGGCGGCCGGAGGCCGTGAAAGCGATCGCACGGACGCGGCTGCGGGCGCTGCAAGCTGTGGCGGCGCTGCGCAGCAGCGCGGTGCCGAAGACCCGGGCTATGCAGCGGATCGCCGCCGAGCATAAAGCCACGGTCCAGAGCCTTTACAACTGGGAAGCGGCGGTGCGCGGCGTCGGAGAATCCGACTGGCTGCCGTTCCTGGCGCCGCACTACGCCGGCGGCGGCAGCCACGCGGCAGAATGCCCGGCGGACGCCTGGGAAGAATTGAAAGCGGATTATTTGCGGCTGGAGGCCCCGGGCTTCGCCGATTGCTACCGCCGCCTTCAGATGCGCGCGGGCGTCATGGGCTGGACGCTGCCCTGTGAGCGCACGCTGCGCCGGCGGATGGACGCGCTGCCAGCCGCCGTGGTGACGCTGGCGCGAGAAGGCCAGGAAGCGTCCAAGCGGCAATATCCGGCGCAGCAGCGCGATCGCGGCGTGTTCCACGCGCTGGAAGCGGTGAACGCAGACGGGCACCTGTGGGACGTTTTCGTGCGGTGGCCGGACGGCAGCGTGGCGCGGCCGATGATGACCTGCTTCCAAGACCTTTATTCCGGGAAACTCCTGGCGTGGCGAATCGACCGAAGCGAGAGCGCGCACAGCTTCCGCCTAGCTTTTGGCGACCTGGTGGAAGCCTGGGGCATCCCGGACAAGGTGTGGCTGGATAACACCCGGGCCGCCGCGAACAAGACCATGACCGGCGGCGTCGCCACCCGGTTTCGGTTCAAGGTGCGGGACGAGGAGCCGCTGGGCATCCTGCCGACCATGGGGATCGAGGTTCACTGGACTCGGCCCTACAGCGGCCAGTCAAAACCGATTGAGAGGGCTTTCCGGGACTTCGCCGGCGGCACTGCCAAGCACCCCCGTTTCGCCGGCGCCTACACCGGCAACAACCCGACGGCCAAGCCCGAAAACTACGGCAGCGCGGCGGTGCCGCTGGATGACTTCATTAGCACGGTGGGCGCCGCGATGGTCGAACACAACGCCCGGCCCGGCCGGACCGGCGGAGTCTGTCGCGGCCGGTCCTTCGACGACACCTTCGCCGAGAGCTACGCCCAGGCCCCGATCCGCCGCGCCAGCGCGGCGCAACGCCGACTTTGGCTGCTGGCCGCCGAGGCGGTGAAGGTTCGCGCCGACAGCACCGTTCACATGGCGGGCAATCGGTACTGGTCACCGCTGTTGACCGACCTGATCGGACAATCCGTCACCCTGCGGTTCGACCCGGACAGCCTGCATGATGCCATGCAGATCTATCGCGCCGATGGCAGCTTCCTGGGCGAAGCGGAATGTCAGGAAGCTGCGGGCTTCGACAGCACCGAAGCGGCCCGCCAGCACGGCCGCGCCCGGCGCGCCTGGCTGCGCGCGCAGAAGGATGCACTGGCGGCAGAACGCCGGATGTCGGTGGCCGAGCTGGCGGCGCTGCATGCCGCCGCCGATGCGCCGGCGCCCGAAAAACCGGAGGCGCGGGTGGTCCGCGCGATTTTCCCGACCGCCGGTGCCACCGCGCTGCGCGCTGAAGCGCAGCCGGACGAAGACGACAGCCGCGGGCAGGTCCTGATGATCAAGGGGCTGCGCGAGCTGGCCGAGGCGCGGGGGCGCCAACTGGTGGCCGTCCCCGACGATGACGGGGACTGATCAGGCCCCGCTGAACCACGAAAGAGAGAACGAAAAATGCCATCTGAGACGATCGAGACAGTATTGACGGCGGAGGAGATCGAGGAGATCCGCGCCGAGGCCCGGGCGGCGACGAAAGACGCCGGTTCTGCCAGCGATGCGGCGCGGGAGGCGAACATCGCCTACGGCACCTTCACCGCCTGGCTGGCCGGCACCTATGCCGGCCGCAACGACCGGGTGGCGGACGCAGTTCGCAAGTGGCTGCGCAGCCGGGCCGCGAAAGCGGAGACGCGGGCCTCGGCCCCAACATCGCCCGGGTTTGTCCATACCCCGACCTCTGGCGCGGTGATCGCCACGCTGCAGCAGGCGCAGCACATGCCCGATTTCTGCGTGATTACCGGGCCGCCCGGCATCGGGAAAACGACGGCCGCCTGCCGCTACACGCGGGAGACGCCGAATGTCTTCAAGATCACCGCGCATCCCAGCCTGCGGAGCCCGCGGCATGTGCTGACCGAGTTGTCCCGCACCCTGAACGTCCAGACCACGGTCATGCTGCACTTGGCGCAGCGGGCCATCGTGCAGCGGCTGCGCGGCATCGGCGCGCTGGTGATTGTGGATGAGGCGCAGCACCTGACCAGCGAGGCGCTGGACCAGCTGCGGAGCATCCATGACGATGCGGAATGCGGCCTGGCGCTGCTGGGCAATGCGACGGTGTTCGGGCGGCTGGAAGGCGGCAGCCGAAGCGCCGATTTCGCGCAGTTGTTTTCCCGGGTCGGCGTGCGGCTGACCGCCAAGCCGAAGACCGGGGACGCGGACGCGCTGATCGACGCCTGGGGCGTGCAGGACAAAGCACAGCGGGACTTTCTGCGGGTGATTGCCAAGAAGCCCGGTGCCCTGCGCGGCATGACGAAGACCCTAAAGCTGGCCCATATCCTGGCCGGCGCCGAACGCCAGGCGCTGACCGCGGACCATCTGCGAATGGCCTGGTCGCAGCTGGGCAATGTGCCAGTAGGCGGGAACGCGGCGTGATGGGCGCCCGTTACGAAGCCGCCTTGGCGGATCGCGCCGCGATCCTGGCCAGCGTGCCGCCGGCCCCGCGCCTGCGGGACATCGTCGCCGCCGTCGCCAGCGCTTTCGAGGTTCCGGCGCCGCGGATGCTGTCGGAAAGCCGGCGGCCGCCGATCGTTCGGGCGCGGCATGCCTGCGTGCTGCTGGCGCGCCAACGCACCGAGCAAAGCTACGTCCAGATCGCCCGGCTGCTGAACCGGGACCACAGCACCGTCCAGCACAGCGCGCGCGTGGCGACGCGCCTGGAACTGGAGGACGGCGATTTCGCCGCCCGGCTGCATCAGGCGCGCAAGACACTGACCGAAGGGACCGAAGCATGAGGGCGAAGAAGAAGGCGATCACCACCACGGTGCCGCAAACCGAAGCCGACGCGGCGGCGGAGCTGGCCCGGCTAGGCGAGGCGCAGCGGGCGCTGAGCGGCATCCAGGCCAGCCTGGATGAAACCGTGGCCGCCGCGAAAGCGGAGGCGGAGGATCTGGCGGCACCACATCGCGCGGTGGTGGAGACCGCGACCTATGGCCTGGAAATCTGGGCCGTGGCGAACCGTCAGATTCTGACGAAGGGCAACGGCAAGACGATCGCGCTGGCCACCGGCGAGCTGCGGTGGCGCACCAACCCGCCGTCCGTGGCGCTGCGTGGGACAAGCGCGGCGAAACTGATTGACGTGATCCGGGAGCTGGCGCTGCCGCGCTTCCTGCGGACCAAGGTGGAGCTGGACAAGGAAGCGCTGCTGCGGGAACCGGACGTCGCCAGCACGTTGCCCGGCGTGTCCATCGAACAGGCGGAGGCGTTCGAGGCGATCCCCGCCGGCCTGGCACTGCGGGAGGTGGCGTGATGGACGGCTGGGACGACATCACCCGGCCGATCGCGCCGCCCAGCGCGCAACGGGTAACCTTGGGCTGGCGCCTGCCCGGCAAGGGCAGCCCGGGCGGGGAGCTGGTGCTGAGCGCCGCGCTGTTGCGGGCGATTGGCTGGCAGCCGGGCGAAACCCGGGTGCGGATCAAGGCGGATACTACCCGCACGCGGCTGGCGCTGGTGCCGGATGAGGAGGGCAAGCTGGTGTGCGCGCACGGCGCCGCCGGTTCGCTGTTCGTGATCATGCCGTGGGTGTTCAGCGGCAAGCGTCCATGCGCCGCGGTGGCGCATCGGCTGGAAAAGCTCGGGCTGGTGCTGGATCTGCCCGTCTGGGCGCGGGGCGCTGCGGCGCTGGATAAGGAAGGCGAGGCGGATGTTCGACACGTATTGGAAGATCGCCTGGCTGATGCTGGGGCTGAATGCCAAGGGGATAGCAGTGCTGCTGTTGCACCTGGTGCTGACACCACCGGCGCTGATGGTGCGTCGCTTGGGATACCAGACGCCTGCGCGCGTTCTGGCAGGCTGGATGAAAACCCTGCTGCGGCAAATCTTGGGGTAATTTGGACCCCAGCCCGACGCAAGCTTCTGCGCGAGCTGTGGGTTGATGACACGCTCAGCATGGGCGATGTGCAACAGCGCCTGCAGGCGCTGCCCGGCCCGGCCATGTCCAAGGGCAGCATTTACAGCCGGGCAAGGACAGAACAGCTGGAAACGCCGCGCCCCTACGCAATGGCGCCGGCCGAAGTGCAGGCCCGGGAACCAGACGCGCCACCGGCGCCACCGGCGCCGCCGCCGCCCCCGCCGCCCCGGCCAGCGCCGAGCCCCGCCGTGGTGAAGCCCGGCGACCTGCGGGCGGAGATCCTGGCGCTGCGTGATCAGGGCAAGCGAGGCCGGGAAATCGCGGATGAAACGGGCGCGCCATTGTCCCAAGTCCTGGCGTATCTGGCGGCGGCGGATGCCAGCGCCCGGGCGGCGCAGCGATGAGCGGCGCGCGAGAGCCCGCGCCGGTGCGCGACGTGGTGGCGGAGCTGCGCCGGGAATTGAAGATGCGCCAGCGGGTTTATCGCCGCTGGGTCGCCGCGGGGGAGATGACCGCGGCGGACATGGCGCGCCGCATCGCCCTGCTGGAAGACGCAATCGCCCTGCTGGACACCGAGCAAGCGCCGGAGCTGCCGCTATGAGCGCCGGGACAGTCGCCCTGCTGAAGGTGCTGGCAGACTGCACGGCCCGGCAGGTGCGGCTGTCCGTTCGGCTGGCCAACCCGGAAACATCGGCCGCCCGCAAGGTGGCAACCCGCGCACTGCTGACGGCGGTGAACCTGCTGAATGAAGAGACCGTGGCGCTGCTGAACGCCGGCCAGCACCCCAGCATGGAATGGATGCAGCGCATCAACCGCGTGAACACCCTGATCCTCACAGGAGCGCACCTGGATGACTAGCGGAACCAGCCTCCACACCTTCTCGCCCGACGTGGCGGCGATCGAGGCGGCCATCACTGCGCTGGAAGATCTGCCATTCGGTTGCGTGGAACGCGACGCGACGATCTTTCGCGCGCTGGGATGGCAGGTGCTGCGACCCAGCGGCAGGGCCGGCTGGCGCATGCGCAGCCCGGTCCAGACTGGCTTTCAGCCCATGCCCTGGCCATCCATTTTTGTGCACGATGCCGCGCGGCTGGTGCCGCACGGCTGGGGCTGGGGCGTCGGCGTTGCACGCGGCATTCCCTATGCCGCGGTTTCGTCAGAGCGCGGCGCAGATCCCCCCTACTTTGAAACCAGCGGCACCACCGTCGCCCTGGCCCTGACCAAGGCCGCGCTGCTGGGACATCGCTGGTGCGCGATGCGCCAGGCGGTGCCGGCATGACCGCCGCCCAAGCCGCCGATCGGCGCGCCATGCTGGCGAAGATCCACGTGGCGAAGAAGCAGCTGGCGCTGACGGATGACAGCTACCGCGACCTGTTGCGCCGCATCACCGGGCAGGAAAGCGCCGGCGCGCTGGACGCCGGCGCCCTGGACAAGGTGCTGGCCGAATTTCGCAGCCTGGGCTTCCGCGCGCCGGGCCGCGCCAAGGCGCGCAGCGCGAAGCCGCAAATCCGGATGATCCGGGCGGTATGGGCCGATATGGCGCCGCTGCTGGCGCAGCACGGCGAAGACGCGCTGCGCAGCTTTGTCCAGCGCCAGACCAGGAACGCGGCGCACTCGGACGGCATCACCGCACCGGAGTTCCTTTCGCCGGCCATGGCAAACCGCGTGCTGGAAGGCCTGAAAGCCTGGAAGCGGCGGCTGGAGGCAGCAGCATGATGGACGGGCTGATCTGGTACGCCCTGGTGCAGCTGGCGGTGGTCGGCGTGCTGTGCCGCAAGGACCGGCGCGGGGAATGACCGCCCTGGCCCCGCCAGTGCCCTTCGCCGATCGGCTGCGCACCCTGCTGCGCGGCGCTGGCTACACGCTGGTCGATGACCTGGTGCTGCGCGCCCCCCTGCTGATCGAACAGCCGCCGCCGGCCACGGTGCACCTGGAATTGACTCTGCCCTTGCCGGCGGGAGAGCGCGTTGCGGTGACCCTTACCGCTCGGCTGGTGCAATAGCGGAGGACCTGGGAATGGATCGAGCCGAGCTTGAAAGGCGTCTGAGAGGGCTATTTGTGAACGCCAAGCCGGGCGATGCGGCGCTGAACGTGTCGATCGCCATGGCGGCGGTGGATGTCTATGTCGCCGTTAAGCCGGTGGCGGCGCCGGCTGGCGCCGATGGCTGACGCCGCGCCCGCGCGCCACCCCATACGGCAGGCCTGGGATGAACTGGTCGCGGCCGGAGCGATGCGCGCGGGCGTGTTTGCCGACCTCGAAAAATGGCTACTGCGTCGCGGGTACGGCGTGCGGCACGCCGAGGACCTGACCGGCGACCAGGCGGCGGATGCGCTGGCTGCTCTGCGCGGCTGGCTGGACCGGGTACGGAAATGACCGCAGCGCCACGCCCCATCCGCCCCCCGGTCCAAATCGCGAACCTGGTCAAGGCGCTGGGCGAAGCCGGAACGCTGCGGCTGATCGAGGAAGCCGGCGGGACGCGGGTCTATGTGCCGCACGACCCGAACCAGGCATGCACCCTGGCGCGTCATGTGGGGCTGCCTGGCGCCAAGGCGCTGGCAATGATCGAAGGCGGCTGCTGGATCAAGGTGCCGCTCTGCCGCGACTGGCGGATCAAGCTGTATCGCGCCGAAGGCATGACGTATCAACAGATCGCCCGTAAGCTGGGAATGACCGAAAGCGCGGTCCATCGCCACTTGCAGGCCGCCGGCCGCACGACCGCGCAGACCGACCTGTTTTCAGCCTGACGCCCGCGCCTGCGGGCATAGAGCCACCCCCCTTGCGCGCGCGATGATGACCGGGCCGCTTGCGCAGCGCAGGCGCTGAGGGGCCATCGTGACAGACGCAGCCGATGAAGCGCAGCCGCATGTTGAAATCCTGACGGCGACGGCTATCGCCGCAATTCAACGGCGCATTGCCCAGCAGCCCACCGCCAGCGGCGCCACGGAATGCGACGATTGCGGCGAAGCGATCCCCGCTGCCCGGCGCCAAGCCGTGCCGGGGACCCGCCACTGCACCCGATGCCGCGAGCTGATTGAGGCCGCGGCATGAAGCTGTTTGACCTTGGTTTGGACGAAATCGCCGCAGTGCTGGGCGTGTTGGGCGCCTTGTTTGGCGCGGTCCTGTGGTTGATCCGCGCCGGGAGCCAAATCAAAACCGATTTTGCCTCCCGGTCAGAGCTGGACGAGATCGACGCCCGGCTGACGGAGGTGGAGGGAAAAATCGGCAATATTCCGACGCATGCCGATTTGCAGCGGGTGGCGGAGCGGGTGGGTGGCGTCGAACAGCAGATCGGCGCGCTGCTGGCGCAGCTGAGAAGCTTGAGCGACATGGTGACGCTGCACGCGAACCACGCCAGCCAGCAGATGCAGAGGGTGGAACGGCAAGTCGGCATCCTGCTGCAGCATGAACTTGATAAGGAACGCCGGGGGACGCCCGAATGAGCATTACGACGCTACTGGCCGAACACCGCCGCCGGCTGGTTCTTGACGCGCTGCTGGAAGCCGATGGGCACCGGTTGAATGAGCGGATCATCGGCGGATATGTGACAGCCCGGCTTCAAGAATCCACCCGCGACCAGATGCGGGCGGAGCTGCTGTGGCTGGAACGCGCCGGGCTGGTGCGGGTGGAACGGCTGCCTGCGGCGCCGCATGGCGAGCTGTGGCTGCCCACCTTGCTGGAAGCTGGCGCCGTGGTCGCGCGCGGCCAGCATCATCCCGGCATCAGCGACCGGACCCTGGGCTGACATGGCCCGGCGCAGCAAGATTGAGCGCCTGCCGGTTCCCCTGCAGGTTGAAATCGGCCGGCTGCGAGAGCGGTACACGCTGGACCAGATTGTCGCCCATCTGCAGGCCATGGGCGGGGAGGCGGCGGAGGTCAGCCGCAGCAGCCTGGCGCGCTACGTCCGTAAGGTGGATGAGGAGCTGGCCGAGGATTTGCGCCGGTCCCGGCACACCGCGCAGTTCCTGGCCGCCAGCCTGGACGACGCGCCGGGCTCCGCCGCGCTGCGGCTGAATGCCGAGCTGCTGCATGACCAGATTTTCCGCCTGCTGCGCCAGGCCCGGGCCGCGATCGGCGAGGACGGGCAGGAAGAAAGCATGGACGCCAAGGCGCTGATGTCCCTGTCCAAGGCCTTGGAAAGCATCGCCCGCGCCGCGCGCACCGACCAGGACTATGCCGCGCAGGCGGAGCGCCGGGCCGAGGCCCGGGCAAAGGGCGAAGCCGCCGAGGCCGCCGCCGATGCCGGCCGAGCGGCCGGGCTTTCGGCCGACCTGGTCGAGACGATCAAGGCGCGCATCCTGGGGGTGACGACATGACCGAACAGATCGAGATGCTGTGCAGCACCTGCCGCTGGTGGGATCAATCCAACACCTTCACGACGAATAAGGGCCATTTGCTGGCAAGCTGCCAGGCCAAGCCGCCGCGCGTCGTCGAGAAAAACGACAAGATCCACACGGTCTGGCCGACGACGCGGGAAGACCAGCGATGCGGCAGCTGGCGCGGGGTGCCGGCCGAATGACCGAGGCCGGGCCCGTGCTGATTGCCTTCGCGCTGGGGCTGCTGATCGGGGCCGGGTATGCCGGCGCGCTGGCGCTGCGGCTGTCGCTGCCGCCGGTGGTCCCGCCGCCGCCGCCAGTTGACCCGTGGGTGGGCGCGCGGGCGCAGGCGGAGCGGGAGTGGCGATGACGACGGCCGTGCAGATCGGGCTGGCCACGCTGTACCTTGGCGATAATGGAGTGGTGCATCGAACAAGCGAAGATCGCGCCCGAAGGATTGATCCTGGACCCCTGGATGGGCGCGGGCAGCACCGGAATCGCCGCCGTTCGGCGCGGGCATCCGTTCATCGGCATCGAGATCGAGCGGCGGTACTTCGATCTGGCCTGCCGCCGCATCGCCTTGGTCCAGGGCCTGCCCTGGCCACCCCAGGCCGCAGCTGAATGAGGATGGCCATGTCCCCCGACCTGCAGGCGCTGCCCGCCGTCCTGCTGCCGTACCAGCAACGCCTGGTGGAAGCGGTGGACCGGCAGCAGGTGGTGGTGGTCGAGAAGTCGCGCCGCACCGGGTTTTCCTGGGTGGCCGCCGCGATCGCTGTGCTGCACGCCGCCCGCAGCCGCGACGCGCGCGGGATGGACGTGCTTTATATGGGCTACGAAAAGGAGATGACGCGGGAGTTCATCGGCTACGTCGCCGACTGGGCGCGGCAGTTTCAGGTGGCCGCCGGCACCGTGGAAGAGTTCCTGTTCACCGACCCTGACAAGCCCGACGCCTCAATCGGCGCCTTCCGCGTGAAATTCGCCTCCGGCTTCGAAGTGGTGGCGCTGCCATCCATGGCCCGGGCGCTGCGCGGCAAGCAAGGCCTGGCGATCCTGGATGAAGCCGCCTTCATGGATGATTTGCCGGGCGTGCTGAAAGCCAGCTTGGCTTATCTGATGTGGGGCGGGAAGGTGCTGCTGCTGTCGACGCATTTCGGGGACGACAACCCGTTCAATGCGGTGGTGCAGGACATCCGTTCGGGCAAGCTGCCCTATGCGCTGCTGCGCTGCACCTTCGATGAAGCGCTGGCGGAGGGGCTGTTCAAGCGGATCTGCCTAACCACGGGGCAGACCTGGTCCCCCCAGGCTGAAGCCGCATTTCGCGCCGATATCCTGGCCAAGTACCGCGACAATGCGGATGAGGAGCTGTTCTGCATCCCCGCGTCCGGCGGCGCGGTGCCCATCCCCGGCACGCTGGTCGCGGCGCGAATGGACAAGGCCGCGTCGGTCATCCGCTGGAAGTGCGACGCTGGCTTCCTGCATCAGCCCGACCATGTCCGCCGCGCGGCGACCGAGGCCTTCTGCCGACTGGAACTGCTGCCGCTGCTGTCGCGGCTGGACGCAACCCGGCGGCATGTGATGGGCACCGACTTCGCCCGCCGCCGCGACCTTTCGGTGGATTGGCCGATCGAGATCGGCCCCGACCTGTCGCTGCGGACGCCCTTCGTGCTGGAGCTGCGCAACGTGCCGTTTGAAGAACAGCGGCAGATCCTGTTCTTCATCGCCGACCGCCTGCCCCGCCTGTTCGCGCTGGCGATGGATGAAGGCGGGAACGGCATGTATCTGGCCGAAGAAGCCGTGAAGCGATACGGCAGCCTGGTGCTGCCGGTGCGCCTAAGCGAGCCTTGGTACCGCGAACATATGCCGTTCCTGAAAAGGCACTTCGAGGAAGGCAGCTTCACCGTGCCGGCGGATGACGACGTGGCCGATGACTTCCGGCTGCTGCGCTGGGTGCGCGGTGTGATCCGCGTGCCCGACCGCACGCTGGGGCGGGATGGCGAAGGCCGGCACGGCGATGCCGCGATTGCCGCCGCGCTGGCCGCCTTCGCGGCGCGGGCGGAGCCGGCCGAGTACGGGTATCGCAGCATCCCCACCCGAACCACTGGCGCCGCAAACGACGCGCAGGCGGAGGAGCTGCTGGACCGGGTGCGCGAAAGTGCCGGCCGCCGCGGCGACTTCGCCGGGATGATGCGCGGGGGAGTGATCTGATATGACCATCCTGGACCCCTGGGGCCGGCCGATCCCGGCGGACCAGATCAAGCGTCTGCGCCAGCCGGTGGCACAGCCCAGCTTTCGCGCGCCTCGGTCGCCGTTCGACACCTACGCGCCCGCGCGCGGCCTGACGCCGGAAGGGCTGGCCGGCATTCTGCAGGAAAGCGCGGTCGGGCAGTCCCAGCGGTATGCGCAGCTGCTGGAAGACATCGAAGAACGGGATCTGCACTATCGCGGCATCCTGACCACGCGCAAGAACCAGGTGGCGCAGCTGCCCATCACCGTGAAGGCGGCGGAGACCCCCGGCGCCGAGGATCACGCCACCTTCCTGCGGCGCTGGATCGGCACCGGCGCGCTGCGCATGGCGCTGTTCGACCTGATGGATGCGCTGGCCAAGGGCTATGCGGTGCTTGAAATCGCCTGGCAGACAGACCCCGGCGCCATCTGGCCGCTGCGGTTCATCTGGCGGCATCAGCGGTTCTTCGAAGTGGACTGGCGGGACGGTGAAACGCTGCTGCTGCGCACCGCGCGGGACTTTGAGCCGCTGGCGCCGCACAAGTTCCTGGTGCACCGCCACCGGACGAAAAGCGGCCAGGTGCTGCGCGGCGGCCTCGGCCGGGTCGCGGTCTGGGCGTGGATGTTCAAGGCGTTCACGCTCCAGGATTGGTCGATCTTCGCGAGGAACTACGGCCAGCCAGTGCGGGTCGGCCGCTACGGGCAGGAAAGCACCGAGGCGGATCGAGAAGTGCTGTGGCGCGCCGTGGCGAACATAGCCGGCGACATGGCGGCCATCATCCCAAAATCGATGGAGCTGGAATTCGTCGAGGTCGGCGACGTCAGCAAGGGCGGCGATCTGTATGAGCGGCGCGCCCGGTTCCTGGATGAGCAGATGTCGAAGCTGGTGCTTGGCCAGACCGCGACCACCGATGCGACGCCGGGGCGCCTGGGCGGCGGCATGGAACATCGCGCGGTCCAGGAAGACTATGAACGGGCCGATGCCGGCCTGCTATCGGCCAGCCTGAATCGCCAGCTGGTGCCGCAGCTGATCGCCTTCAACTTCGGCCCGCAGGTGGCGTACCCCGAGATTGAGATCGGCCGGCCGGACGAAGTGCCGATCGCCGAGGTTGCGGATACGGTGGACAAGCTTGGGCCGCTTGGCCTGCGGGTCCAGGCCTCGCAGATCCTGGACCGCTTGGGCCTGACCGCACCGGCCGGGGCGGAGCATGACGTGATCGGCGGCCGGGCCGCCATGCCCGCGCCCCGCGCGGCACCCACCCCGGCAGACGCGCCAGACCCGGCGCTGCCGCCGGCGCCGTCGCCGCTGATGACCCTGCATGCCAGCCGGGCGCCGGAGGCGCTGGAGGCGCTGCTGGACCGCGTCTCATTGGACGCTCAGTCCGCTCTCAGCGGCCTGACCGATGCGGTGCGGACCGAGCTGATGGCGGCAACCGACATGCAGGACCTGGCGCAGCGCATCGCTCGGCTGCAACTCAACCCGGCCGAGCTGGCGACGGTGCTGGGCCGGGGCCTGGCGCTGGCCAACCTGGTGGGGCAGCGGGCGGTGATCGAGGACATTCAGGCCGGGAGCTGAGCGATGGAAAAGGCGAGCATCGCCGCCATCGGGCTGAAGCCGCAGGCAGCGATCGAGTATTTCCTGGGCAAGACGCGGGTCGGGACGGATCACTGGACCGATGTCTGGCGCGCCGGGCACGCGCACGCCTTCATGGTGGCCGGCGCGGCTAGCGATGCGCTGCTGGCCGATTTCCAGGCGGCAATCGCCAAGGCGCTGATGGACGGCACCACACTGGCCGAGTTCCGCGCCGACTTCGACCGGATTGTCGAATCCAATGGCTGGCTGCAGCCGCACGAACCCGGCTGGCGGGCGCGGATCATCTACGAGACCAATTTGGCGATGGCGTATTCGGCCGGCGAGTACCGCCAGCTTAGCGACGAAGACACGCTGATCGCCTACCCCTACTGGCAGTACGTGCACTCCGGCAGCGCGCATCCGCGCCGGCAGCACCTGGCGTGGAATGGCCTGACGCTGCGGGCGGATAATGGCTGGTGGTCGACGCATTACCCGCCGAACGGCTGGAACTGCGGCTGCCGGGTGCGGCCGATGTCCGGCCGGGGCCTGGCCCGGGCGGGCAAGCCGGGCCCGGACGCCGCGCCGAATGAGGGCACCCGGCCGTATCGGAATGCGAAGACGGGCGAAGTCTCCGAAGTGCCGATCGGCATCGACCCCGGCTTTGACTACAACCCGGGCGCCGCCTGGCTGCGGGCGGAGCCGCGGCTGCCGGAACAGGCCGCCTGGGCGGCGCGCGTGCCGCCCCCGCCGCCAGTGCCAAAGCCGCGCTGATGGCCGGCGCCACGATCACCGCGACGTTTGAAGGCATGGACCGCGTCGCCGCAGCCCTGGTGGCGACGGAGCGGCTGGGGCGCCGGCCGCAAGCCTTCCTGGCGACGCTGGGCGCCAAGCTGGCAAGCAATACCCGGGACCGCCTCCAGGATGGCAAGACGCCGGATGGCAGCCGCTTTGCGCCCCTGTCGCCGCGCTACATCCCGTGGAAGCGCGGCACGTCCATCCTGATCGGCGCCGGCGTGCAGGGCGGCCTGCTGGGCAGCATCACCAGCCGCGCCAGCGGGACGGAAGTCGCGGTCGGGTCGAACAAGGTCTACGCCGCGATCCATCAGTTCGGCGGCGTCATCCGGCCGAAGAAAGCCGGCGGGCTGTTGATATTCCGGACCGCGGGCGGTGAGGTGTGGGGCGCGGCGCGGCAGGTGACGATTCCGGCGCGGCCTTATTTGGGCATCTCGACCACGGATGTCGACGACCTGCTGGATGCGGCGGAGGACCGGATCGCGCTGGTGATGCGCGCGTGAGCGGATGCTGCGCACGGGCTGTAGTGCATGCCCGGCATGCATGATAACGCCCGGCATGCCGAATAAGAGCGATTAAGAGCGTCTAAGAGGCGGGTCTGAGCGCGGCGGGGCATCAGCGGTGCGCTTAACCCGCCACCGCCTTGTACGGCCCGCTACGCGCGCTTTCTGGAATCCCGGTGGCGCCCACATCTGCGGGCATATTCGAACGGCCCGCCCGCGCGCGATAAGCGTCGCAATGCCTATCCGCACTCCTGCCCAGCCGCGCCCCGCGCCGGCCGCCTTGCGCGGCCCGGTCCTGTTCGACGCCTTCGGCGCCGATGGCCCGCCGGAGTATATCCACCTGGTCCCGGCCGGGACCTTTCGCGGCGTCGACGGCCGCGGCCCGTTCCGGCTGCTGGACGCGGCGGCGGTGATCGCCGCCAGCACCCTGCCGGCGCCGATCGACGAAACCCACGCCACCGACCTGGCCGCGCCCATGGGCGCCCCCGCGCCCGCCCGGGGCTGGATCGTCGCCCTGCAGGCGCGCGCTGACGGCATCTGGGGCCAGGTCGA